TTCAACTAAAGAAACCTTCTCAGGAAAGTACGAATGGTCCAACGTCTCTGAACGGATCGCAAAAGTATACCCCATAGATGCATATTTCTATGCGTCTTTGAGTCACGTTTGCGATCGCCAGCAAGAGATTCAATCTCTTACTAGCAACGAATCTAGTGCCAAGGTTATCCTTGTGCCAAAAGATTCGCGTGGTCCTCGTCTTATATCTTGTGAACCCGTTGATTTTCAATGGGTCCAACAAGGATTGAGACAGAGTATGGTGCAGCTGATCGAAGAACATTATATTACCAAATATAATGTCTTCTTTACTGATCAAGAGCCGAACCGTCGGGGAGCCCTTTTGGGTTCCTCTACGGGACGCTACGTGACCCTAGACCTCAACGAGGCTAGCGATCGCGTTTCCCTTGATCTGGTTCGCCTACTGTTTCCTCCTCGCATATGCGAGTACTTGGAAGCATGTAGGAGTTTATCTACGGAACTCCCTGATGGAAGGATATTACAGCTCAAGAAATACGCGCCAATGGGCTCAGCTTTATGCTTTGTCGTATTGGCACTTACAACTTGGGCTATCCTCTCTGCAGGAGCTCCCGATGCGGATACCGCCGACGGTATCTTAGTGTATGGTGATGACGTGATTGTCCCAACGGCTTACGCCGAGAAAGCAATCGAACATCTCGAGTCATTTGGGTTAAAAGTTAACCGTGACAAGAGTTGCATCAAAGGATTCTTTCGCGAATCCTGTGGCATGGACGCCTACAAAGGAGTCCCTGTCACCCCTGTCCGCATAAGGACAGTGTGGTCGTCAACACCATCGCCCGAGTCCTACGTTAGCTGGATCGAATATTCGAATGAGCTGTATCGTAGGAAGTTGTTCGTCGCCTACGATTACATCGTAGGATGCTTGGTCCATTTATATGGACCAATTCCTGGGAAGGATCTCCAATTAGGAGTTCCTGCCCTGATCGAACAACCTGATACGCAAGAACCTTTACGTACAAGAATCAAGAAAGGTCTCCAAAAGAGACAGTTCAAGGTACTTGACGTACAGGCACCGAAAGTTGAACCACACTCAGACGGTTGGACGAAGTTATTCCGTTTCTTTACGGAGGTAACTACGGCAACTCCTGTGTGCGATCTCCTTAGGTTAGTTACGCGGGAACTTTACGTTCCCTTTTCAGTCGGTACGTACAC